GTAACAACATAATAATTTTCAAACATTCATAACTAAAATCATATCCAGTCGTTTTCGCCCTAAGTGGGCTGAATTTACGTCACTAGTAGCGTTCTCACTGAAGATACTTGCATTTTAATTCTCAAAGGAACCTAATGAAATCCGGAATCTGATCCATACATACTATGCGAATAAAGGAATTTTAATAAACTCGTCGACTCGTAGCTCTGTTCTACAGGAGGCCATTGGCCACTTGCCATTCATAGTCCAACTGTGTCCAGCTGACTCTAGGGGGAGGCATACCTTCTTCCTGCAAGAAGGGCTTAAGAGTTCCTAAGAACTCCTCAAAATATTCTCTTCCGTGGCCAAACGCAAAGCGTAAGGCGTCTTCGATGTTGGAAGAAAGTGCTTCTTTAGGGGGTTGTCCTGATCGAATCCAATTGACTAGTTCTTGAATAGTCATGGTTTTGTTCATTCCAGCGTGGTAGTATCCTGGGAATCGTTCATCTTCTCTAAAAGTTCTTTTTAAGAAGGAAAGTTCTTCCAATTTTACAAAACCACCGTTTTCGAAAGTCACTCCTTCCTCTTTTTGAGGGGGAGTGTAGACGATACCGTGTGCTTTATACATTTTGCAAAGCATTTCTGGATGCCAGAAATCTTTACACTGTCTGCTCACGGCTCCGATAGAATCGTCTCCTGTCTTTACTGTCCGTACATGTGTTTTGAAGGCTGACATGGAAGCTAGTGCTGGTCTAATTGCTCTAGTCATGATCAACCACAAGCAACGATCCCTACAGTTGTGTCCAACTGTGTTTCCTGTTCCTGTGATGTAGTGTCCAGAAGGCATTCCCGTGTTGAGTTTGTATACTGTCTTTCCACATATGTGGACTCGATCAAACAAAGATGTTAAACACATCCAAACCATTTGAAGGTCAGTCTCGGGTGCTACCCATTCGTACCATTTGTAGATGACATCGGCCATCATGTGGATGGTACTGGAATCAAAAGTCCCGTCCCAGGCGGAGAAATCTCCGTCGTAGTAGTTGTTGCCTACACTGGAAAGGTACTTGATGAGTTCCGTCGCGTCCGCTCCTTCCGGATTCAACGCTAATCCGTTTCCTGCTAGTATACCGATCTGGTTATACGTCTCAACAAACGCGCCTAAATACATTCTGTTCAGGATAAGCCATGCGACGTTGTGCATGTTAAAAACTCTCGTTTTTGCTTGTCTGACTTTTGCTATAGGTCTTCTTTCGTCCTTCAGTTGGTCGACAAAGTAGTTTTCGTAATGAATACGATCTTCTTTGGCTTTTCGGAGGGTAATGTCCAATTTATTTTGAAGAAGGGGGCCGGGTTTGAATAATTCTTGTCCTGTGGAGGAAAAGCCTAATGATTCAAAAAGAAATTTACGTCCTTTGCCTTTTTTGAGCCGCGTGAACGGGAATCCAGGGGAGGTGTCGAATTTCATGGGGTCTAAAATTCCGGGAATACCATTGATCGCTTCGTGCATGGTCAAAGTCCGACGTGGGCCTGAGCAGCTCGAGGTGAGTTCAACGATTTCGGAAACGTAGTCGTCTACTACGATTTGTCTGATGTCAGCGGGAAATTCCTTGATTGATTTGAATTTATTCAATCCTAACTTCATGGGGGTGGTGCCTGATTCATTGCGAGGGTCATTTCCGTGCAGAAGTGATGGTTCTGTTGTGTGCGGGAAAATTTTGTCGTATAGAGGGGAGGTACGCAGATCGGTTTTCAAAGGAGAGATGGTAGGTGGTCCATCCAACTCGGCATAGTCGTAATAGACGTCTCCTTCGGGGTAGAGCCTTAGGTCTTCCATGTCGCAGAGGGTAGCTGCTTCAAGTTCGGCTTCATTATACTCTTTTTCACAGTATGGTAGGTGAAATTCAATTTCCTCTCTCCAGAGGACGGATGCATATCCGATATCGTCTTTCTTCGGACCAGCCATGTGAAGTCCTATAACTTTCGCGGGCATGGCGGGATTCATGCTCATGACAAAGCTGCCACACATTCCGGGTTGGGTTGGAATTTCGTAGCGCCAGGTTTTCCAAGTCGCAAAGCTTTCTAGGATGCCCTTAAAATAAGTTCCATCTTGGGCCAAAAGGCGTGGGATGAACAAATCTCTGCGAATGCAATTTTCACGGTGAAAATGTTCGGTGGTGACTAGCATCGCGGGTGACTCGTGGGCTTTAAGGAGGTCGTCTACAGAAGAGATATGATTCATGATGTTCTTAAATCGAGGAATCGTAGGAAATCTCTCTAGGGAAATGATCATACGGTCATTCTTGATGTTCTCTCCAGTCTCTGGGTTTTTGAGGTCAGACCAAAAGATAAAATCTTCCGGTCCGAGCAACATAGTAAACTCAGTCTCTTTTCGGGTGATCATGACAGGAATTTTGCGTCCTGCACTTCCCTCGAGGAGATGTCGATTGACGATGAGGTAGTGGGATTTGAGACCCATGTAGTTCAGTGTTCTCAGGCCAGTGGAAATAATTCCACAATTTGCGTAGATTTTCGCAGAAGTTGCATTATAGCTCTGATCTGAACAGCCTTGGGCTAAGGCTTCCTCTGGTTTGTCCTTGGGGAAACCAGGAATCTCTGGATTTTCTTCGGGGGAAGCTCCAATGACTTCTCG